GCACCCGAAGTCGTAGCCCAGCGGTGGGATAGCGGGTATCTCCCCCTATCAGCAGCACCAGACGAATTTGCCGAGCACGAAGCAGCCTACCAGGAGAGCCACCTCGTAACCCTCCCGTTGGTCTATCCGGCGGATTTCGTTCTTGGCCGAACAATAAACATAGCACTCCCCAGCCACCTCGATCCGGCGGTTCCAATTCTTGCGGTCTGCAAAGGTTTTACTCAGCGCATCTCTCAGCTCGTTTGTTTTTTTCATAGTTGATTCCTCCTATCGTTATTTCCGGCGGTTTGTGATGATTGCAGCAATCAGCAGCACCAGGCTGATGCTGTCCAGAATGATAATGATCCAGTCCATCATAGCGCTTGACAATGGCAATGTGCATCGGTTATAATAGGAGGGAGGAGGATATCCTCCCTCTTAGATTAGGACAGTTTTTCGATGATCTCAAGGATCGTCTTGACTGTCACCAGAATCGCATTGATGATCAGCAACGTTTGCAAGACTTCTGATCGATCGGTGCGATTCTTTTTTGGGCGGCGCATTGGTTTGCGCTTGTGCTTCGCCATTGTCCTTACCTCCTTTCCATGTTCTAATTATAACACATGTACCAGTACATTTCAATAGAAATAACGCACAAAATTTACATCTTCATTTTGTACACTATGTACATGTACAAGTGTATAAATATGTGATAGAATTATTAAAGGAGGTGATCGCAGTGCCTATATCCGAATCAAGGAAACGAGCAAATGAAAAATATAATGCAAAGGCATATGACCAGGTGAAGATCATCGTGAAAAAAGGGGAACGCGAGAAAATCAAAGCCCATGCAGAATCCAAAGGAATGAGCCTGAATGGCTACATCAATGCCCTGATTGATGCCGATATGCAAAAAACCGCCTCGGAGGATTGACCCCCGGGGCGGTTCCCGTTTATTCGCCGACCAACGCCGCCACAGTTTTCTTCCCCGCCAGCCCATCCACGGCAAGTCTGTGCTCCTGCTGATAAGCCCGGATGGCAGCGATGGTCTTCACGCCTGCAATGCCGTCAATTTTGCCGCAATCGTAGCCTGCCGCATCCAGCATGTACTGGATCCACCGGACACCGTCACCCCGGCTGCCGTAACGGATCGTAGCATCCGGCGCAGCGTAGGGGCAGTCCTGCCTGGGCACGCCACAGTAGGCGTAGAACGAGGTTGCGCCGTTGATCCGCCGGATGCTGGGATAGCCCTTGACGGATTCATCCCCCCACCATTTTGCGGCGGCAGACCGGCTGTCGATGTGGGTGTAGCTGTGGTTTCCCCCACAGTTCAGCCCGATCCCGTTGATGCCCAGATCCTCTGCGGCGCATGCCACATACTTGCTCTCGATGGGCTTTCCGTCCTGCCCGTAGCAGCAGATATCCGCCGCCATACCCATGGTGTGCCGCCCGGCACCGGAGCCGCCCACAGTCCTGTCATGCCTGGTGCATCGGTAGCCGCTGGATACGATGATCTTGGAGCAGTTCAGTTTGGCATATAGCTGCTCCAGGAAGCCGATCAGCGTGCTGTCTACCCGGATTTTGCCGCAGCATTTGCACTTGAATTCTCCTGCCCGGAAATGGGAGGACAGCCTTTCATTGGCGTTTGAATAGGATTTAATCATGGTTTTCGCCCTCCTTCTTGCGACTCTGCGTTCCAAAATAAAATGCCAGAACGGTGGTGAATGCCGTCTGGAGCTGCTCTGCGGACAACCTGCCGGTGACGGACAGCACCGCAAACACCACCGTCAGGATCAGGGTGACGATGGATTTTACATCGATCAGTTTTGCGAATTTTTCGATCATGTTCCTGCCTCCTCTAATGCCACCACTCTTGCCGCCAACGCGGCAAATTCTTTGGACGTGATGAACTTTGCCCAGCTGCTGAACTTCGCACTGCTGACACTGTACGTCCTGGCATACGCTGATCCGGTTCTGTCGATCAGGGTCTGCCGCAGAAAATTCACACTGCTGGTATATTCGACCACCAATTTGAACGCCTGCCCGGATGCAGTGTACCCGTCCGGCAGATTGGTGCATGCTGCCGCAATGGCATTGGTGGGGGTGGCGTAGGTGCCGGGGGTCAGAATCTTGTTCAGATCCTGCCCGGCTCCCCAGACGGTGCCCCAGGTGTCCAGGGGCAATGCCCCCGTCTGCACAGCTGTCACCCCGTGGGGGTTCTCCTGGTTGTCCAGATGGGTCTGGATCGTTTCAAAATTGGTGTTTGCCTTTTGCCGCCCCAGATTCACGTTATCGGTTTCCAGAATCTCAATCATATTTCACCATCACCTTTCCTGCCAGTTCGGCATAGGTCGTATTTTTCAATCGTTCATAGGTGTACAGCATGGTGCCCAGATAGCCGTAGGTGTTCTTCGCCGCTTCTTCAGCCCGCTGCTGCTCAAACTGGTAGGAGGACGCTGTCAGCCCAGCAAAGGACACGATGGATTTCCGCAGGCTGCCCAGCTCGATGGACTGCACCTCTCCGGTGATTGCATCCATGACCTGCTTCACGATCTGCTGGCTAGTCCAGATGCCCAGTTCCTCTGAATACACCGTGCCGATGTCACCAACATTGAATGCCGCCAGCCCCACAAAATCCTTGTACAGCTCCATGTGCCGAAGATCCACCACATCCACCCGGTAGTTCACCTGTGGCATGCAATTTGCCGCCACATACTCCTGCATCTGCCGCAAGGCGTCGTTGGTAGCTTCTTTGTCGTCCGTAATGGATTCATCCACTGTCACCTTCAGAAATGTCATGGGCTGCACCGGAAGGGTCAGCTGCCGGTATGCGGCAACGCCCCTGGCTGCATTCTCAACACCCCGGATGGTGGCCTCCCAATAGACACATGGGGTATAGTCACTACAGTCAATGGACTCCTCCACCGCCACCATGTTCACGCCATGCCGCAGCCGGAATGCGTCCTGCCTGCCTCGGTGCTCGTTGATATAGATGTCATATCCATCCCGGCGCAATTCCCCGCCCCATCTGTTCACGAAACAGTTTTCCGCCCCCAGCAGTGCCGCCGTGGGGGACATTTTTTCGTAATAGGCGGTGCGCTTGTCCGGAATATCCGAATGCACCCGGAAGGGCGGCTTGGGGGCTGTTCCAGCCGTGCCCCGGTGGGTGTATGTGTGGTCCATGATCCACTCCAGGGCTTCCTGGCCGTTCAATTCGGTGGGATGGGCGGACAGGATGAAATGCCCGTTCAGATCGTAGAATATGTGCCGGGCATACACCGTCCGCTCGGTCATGCTGGTCTTTTTGGAGTAGATCCGGAACGGCTGACCTCGTGCCTTGATGACGTTAAACTCGATCGCGTACTGCCAGCCGCTTTGTTCGTGGATGGGGATGGTCATTTCCAGCTCATACTGTCCGTTCAGTTCCTCGGTGATCTTCCCGGACGTAGCCATCAAGATAGCAAGGCCGTTGCTGGTGAATTCTGTGTCCGTGGACGCATAGACCCGAGGCAGCTTCTGGATATCCGGCAGCTCCACAGCCAACACCTTTTCCAGATACCTGAACGGATACCCGTCATTGGTCACCCCGTCCATTTTCCAGCCGTATTCCGGCAGGGGCGGATGCAGCCCCGGGATGCGGAGGGGCACTCCCAACTTGTGTGGATACCCGTCATTCACACCTGGCTGGATCGTCCACATACCATCCGGATAGGGCGAAGTCAGCCCCGGATTTCCATACCGGGTGTTTGCATTGTGGGGATACCCATCATTCACGTTCAGCTCTAACGTCCACGCCATAGATCACACCTCCGTGACCGGGAACCCGATGCTGTTCAGGTATGCCGCACTCTTGCCCTGGGCAGCAGTTACATACTGGATGTTGCTCCCGCTGTTGCAGGTGATGCCGCTGCCGATCAGATCCGACACGATGCAGGATGTGGCGGTGGCTTTCACCGGATACAGCCCGATGGTATACTCGGATGTGTTGGTGATCTCTACCGCAATGAAGCTGTTTTTCATGGGCTTGTTCCCGTCCGTGATGTACAGCAGTCCGCCATTGCCGGTGCCGCTCAGAGTGATGCTGCCCCGCATCAGGCAATCCTCCAGACCGCTGTAGCTGAACAGATTTACTCGTCTGCCGCTCTCCACAGTGAACGGCATATCCAGCATGAAATTACAGTCGGTGAAATCACACCGGGTGGCGATGCCGTAGGGGATGCCGCTGCCCTGTGCCTGCATGGCAAAGGTGCAGGATTTGCAGGTCATGCTATGGGTACTGCTGCCTGCCACCAGCAGGTATGCCTCTGCTGCGAAATATTTCACGCCGGTGAAGCTGCATCCGGTCAGCGTGGTGTTCGCCATGCTCAGCAAGGACTTTGCCCCGTTATTGCACACCAGATTGTCGAAATGCAGGTCGCTGACCTGGGTGACGGCGGTGGTGGTGGATACCAGGAAATGATCCGATGGGGAGGAGAAATACAGATTCCGGATCCGCCAGCCGTTCCCTGCCAGGCTTGCGCAGTTGATATCCAGCCGCTGGGTGACTGGATTGGTTGCGGAGCCGTTCAGATCCAGGATTTTCGTGGATGCATCCGGATCCATCACCACATACGCCCCGGCTGTGCCCGCCGCTGTGCGCAGGTCTGCCAGGGTGCTTACGATATAGGGGTCTGCTTGTGTGCCTGTTCCTGTAGCCATTACTGCCACCTCTCATTCTTTGTGATTTTCACGCCGGACACGTCCCCGGTCCAGCTGATGACGTTAACTGCTTCTGTATCCGGCACCAGCACCATCCGCTCGATCCAGCCGGTGGTGGCGCTGAGGATGGATGTTTTTGCGCCATATTCCAGCTTGTACACCTGGCAGGTGTGCACGTCAATGAAAACGGTTCCGGATACATCCTTGATCTCCAGGGTTACGCCGTTCACTGTCAGGGTCACGTCCCCGGTACCGGTCAGCTCGATGAGCGGCTCAGAATACATGGTGCCGATCGTCTGCAACTGCGCCGGAGAGGATGTCAGCTCCACCGGATCGTTGGCGATGGCATAGGCGAAGGGGGCACACTGGAAACGCACTGTAATGGCTCGGTAAACGCCGTTTAAACGGGATACAGAAACCGTATCACAGGCATAGGCGGTGTACCGTTTGGCCGGGTCATCGCTGGTGATCAGGTCGCCTGATCCGGTCAGCCAGTTGTATACGGTGCTGAGGTCTTCCTTGTAAAGGATGCGCAGCGTGACGGTGATGCTGTATGCGTCTCTCTGTGGATAGATGCGCAACAGCGGAGACACTCTGCCCGGAATGGTAATGGTTTCGTTTTCCCGTTCCGCCCGGGCTGGAATATCGATTTCCACCAATTCTGCACCCACGTCGGTGTTCGTAATGCCGTTGTATGTGATATACATCATTGCCCCCTTCCTGCATCGTTCCTGGACTGGAGCGCAGCCAGTTCCTCCCCGATGCGTTCAATATCACTGTCGTCCCGGACATGGAACTCGTTGTTGTTGATGATTTCTGTGTTTTCCGTAGTGTACTGGTTGATGACCTGCCCGGATCCGCCGGATCCGGTTGGATACTCAAATCCGTTTGCAATGTCAAACAGCCGCTTTTGCTGGGCTTCGGTCAGCACCATTTCGCCGTCCTTGGCGATGATGGTATCTTCGTACTTGCCCTTGAAGTCAACTACACCGCCGGTATGGAATCTTGGCAGGGTCACATGATCGATTTCAGAGATGGCTTCGATGCCGATCACCCCGGTGATCTTGTTCACACCCTTGATCATCTTGTTGATCAGATCGATGAATTTGTTGATCACGGTTTCAGCTGTAATTGGGATCCAGTTCATCACCGCCTTGAAATAGTCAACCAGGTGATCCCATGCGCTTTCCCAGTCACCGGTGAACACGTCAGAAATAAATCCGATCAGATCACCAAGAATTTCTATGATATTCTCAACGATAGGCATAACCAGTTCAATTGCTTCGGAAAGTGTTTTCCCGATGCCCTCCGCCACAAGTCCGATGATGGGCGCAAGATCCTCCAGAATGGGCGCAATGGATTCAAACAGGCTGATGAGCGGCGGCAGTAAGGACTCAATCAGATCCGTGATGGGCGGGAGCAGCGCCAGGAACACATCGATCAGAGGGGGCAGCAGGGTTGCAGCCAGGTCTGTGATCATGGGCATCAGGGAAATGAACAGGTCGATCAAGGGCGGCAGTGCTTCTGTAATCAGCTTTTCGAGAGGTTCTTTCAGTGTGGTAAAGGCATCCTTCAGTACCGGGAGCAAATCCTCGCTGAGTTGCTTCAGCGTGGTGTCCATCAGCATTGTAAGCAGATCAGTCAGCGCTGGCAGTGCTTCTTTTGCCAAACCAAGTACAGGCTCCAGAAATTCCCCAAACAGATCAATCACATCCGGGAGCACGTCCTCGATCACAGGCAGCGCATCCTGGATCAGATCTGACAGCAGCGGGATCAATTCCTCGCCCAGGGGGAGCACCAGCATTTCTACACTGCGTTTCAGCCCCTCGAACATGGAGCCAAGATCGTCGTATTTGACGTCCTGGACTTTCTTCATGCTATCAGCTGTTTGGTCGAAGGAATCAGTCATATCTGCCGAACTCAGTATTACTGTTTCTCCAAGGTCTTCCCACATGGTGCCCCAGAGCGCAGTCCCGATCTGATTGCGTTTAACAGGGTCTTCTATAGATTGCAGCCCGACCATCACTTTTTGAAATGCTTTTTCGGCTGTCTCCCCACCAGCACCGAACTCCGATGCCATTTGAGAAGCGTCCAGTCCCAGAGCGGTGAATGCATTGGTGGTGGATTCTGATAGATCGATAACTCGAATTGCGTTTTCTTTTACTGCATCACCTATTTTATCAAGATTGAACGCACCACTCTCCGCTCCGCTTTTGAATATGTTAAACATATCCTCCGCCGAAAACCCCATTTTTTCAAACTGTGGCGCATACTCATTGATGGAGTCAAGCAGTTCACCGGAGAAATCCAGACCTTGCTGCTGCCCTTGCACCATAAGGTTATAGGCCTCTTCAGCGGTTACACCGAATTGATTCATTAAGGAATTGGCAGCTCTGAGGCTTTCTTCAGGGCTGTATCCAGAAATATCTTCAAACGCAAAAGCAGCTTCTGTAAGTGTTTGCATATCGGTGTCACTGATGCCGGACATCTGCTGTCTCACAACTGCCATTGTATCTGCGATGCTTTGAAAATTTTCTCCGTAGTTGTTGGCATACACTTTTTTGAGTACCGTCTCATACTCTTCCATTTCGTCAGTGGAAGCGCCCGTGGATGCCGCTAAACCGTTTAATGCCTTATCCAGGCTAACCGCAGAGTTTACTGCAAACGTCCCGGTTGCGACTGCAGCACCGCCAACAGCAGTTGCAACAGCTGCTCCTGCGCTTGCGGCGGCACCAAGACCTTTCCCAATCCCGGACGCAGCGGAGGACAGCTTGCCCATCATGCCGGTGGCTTTGCTGCTGCTGTCTGCCACCTGGTTGATCTGCCCGGAAGCGGATTCCGCTGAATCGGCTACCTGCTGCAGGGATTCGCCCGTTTCCACAGACTGCTCCCCCAGTGCATCCAACGGGTCGGCATCGATCTTCTCCACTGCCTTCCCGGCAGATACAGCGCTTGTTTCCACATCCTCCATGGCGTCCGTGATCTTTCCCGTGCTGGTTTTGGTTTCCTTGGCTGCATGCTCCATGCTGTCCGTAATGTCCGATTCCATCTGCTCTGCCGCCTTCTTGGTGCTGGTTTTGGCATCGTTCAGATCCTTTGGCAGCTTCTCCAGATTGGCTCGGACGTCAAAAATGACTTCGCCGTCATTGTTGGGCATGGTCATCACCTCGCTTTTGCCCGCAGCGCCCTTGCCAGATTGGCAAGGCTGTTCTGTATATTCCGTTCCCGTTCCTCCTGGGTAATCTCCAGGGCGTAGTATGCTTTCAGCTCCAGCAGATTGGCGATCAGCTCCCCGTTGTACTTATCCGGTGTAGGCAGCTTCCGCTGCCGGATCGACATGACCTCTCGCATTTTCGTGCGCTCGGATAACCCCTGGAACAGGGATACAAACTGCATCCAGTGCAGTTTCTCCCGAAATAGGTCAATGCCATAGTCCATGCGGAATGAGGAATAGATATAGCTTCCGTCCTGGAGGAAGTCAAAGGAGCGGGTGCTATGTGTGCCTTTCTTTCCGGTGCTGATGTACTGTTCAAACAATCTGTTGACTGTTTCCACAGGCGGTACCCTGCGGCCGGGAAACAGCAGGGCTGTGGCAAACCGTATCTTCTCGTTGGTGCTGAATTCCTGTTTATGCATGATTTCAAACACGTTTAAAACGGTTTGGAACCGAAGGTCAACCGGGTAGCCGTCGATCTCATCCGGCAAAGGCCGGCGAATATCGAAGATCACAGGCCGATCCGGCGGCGCTGTCGTTTGGACAACCGCATGTTTGCGGCCATGCGCTGACGCTTTTCCAGGATCTCTGCTTCAATGGCCGGCTTCACCACATGCTGAATAAACGGCGTCACTTGCAGGAACATGTCCGTATAGTTGCCATCGAAGTATGCCAGCATCTTCTGGGTGTTCTCCTCCCCGAAGACCAGGTCAAAGAACGCCAGGACAGCCGTGCCGTAGGCCTGCAAGCCCTCTGCGGAGCCGCCCTTTGCCTGTCCCCGGCATTCCATCAACTGCATTTCTGTTGCCCGGTACTTCTGCGACAGCCGGTCTGCATCGATATCCACATCAATGGTCAGCACCACCTGGTTATCCTCACCCAGAAACTCCATCTGCTCTGTGATTCTGCTTGATTTCTTGATCTGATATGCCATATAAACCTCCTGAATAAAAAGCGGCACAGAGCTGCTCCGTGCCGCTGTATGGCGGATTACGAATTGTATGTGACGATCACCGTATACGTCCGTGTGAAGCTCTCATTGGTAACAGTGATCTTCACGGTGTTCTTGCCGGATACCCATGTGGCATCGCCACCGCTGGTCACAGACGCACTGCCGTTGACGATGGCAACCGTTGCATTGCTGTCCTGCGCCGCTGCGGTGATGCTGTCGCTGGAACTGGTAGCAGTGGCTGTATACTGCAGCACATCCGGGTCAAATGCCGGCGTCAGGCTCAGTGATCCGATCTGCAGGCTGGCAAGCCGGGTGTCGATGATGGCGGGCTTGCCGTTGAAATGCACCTCCACGCTGACGGCTGTGGAGCTGTTTGCCGCACCGCCGCTGCGGGTGACCTTCGCCAGCGTTACAGGGCAGGAAATGACGCTGCCGTCCGGGCAGATCAGCCGGGCATCCGTCTTGCGTGCCTTGCCCCAGTTGTAATACACGGCATCCGAGAAAATGTAGTCCTGCGCCGGATCCCCGGTATAGCGCTTACCGGTCAGCGTCAGGATCAGCTGACCGCCGGTCACCTCACTGGATCCGTAGCCGCCGTCTCCCAGGTAGGAGGACTGCTCCACTACCTCGTTGAGCGCTTCCGCAATGTTGTCAAATCCTTTTTTGACATCCGCATAGGTTCCGGTTTCCGCCTCCGGCGTGGTGTTGATCTGCAGAACGTAATCATAGTTCAGTACAATTTCAGGCATTGATAAATCCCTCCTTGGAAATAAAGCGGACGGAGATGATACAGGAATAAATCCAGTAATCTCCGTCCTTGGCAATGTAATTCGTTTGTGTGGATGTGTCCGCCGCGTACATCTGCCAGCAATCGCCGGCAGGCAGCGTGCGGGTTTGCGTCAGCCTCCTGACCGCTGTATCCAGTGCCTGGATGCATGCAACCTGGTCTGTGTGCTTGGACAGGATCAGCAATGACAAGGCACCGTCCGTAGTACCCGTCAGATCCCGGATTCCGGCGCCGGAAGGAGCAAGCTCCATGGCAGTGCTGCTGCCCGTGTCCAGTTGTCCCACCGGGATACCCAGAAAATCGGACAATGCCTCCAGCATGCTTCGCATCATTTCTGCATCGCTCCTTTCAGTGCCGCCTCGTAGACTGCCTTCCAGTCCTCTTTGTGCTGGGCGGCAGCAGCCTGTGCCCACAGCTTTCTGCCCCGTCCGGCAAACCGGAACTCCCGATTGCTCTTGACCTTCTTAACCCCCTTCCGGGAATACAGCTGGTCACCAATGGGGAAGCACGCCTTTCCGGTTTTCGGATCCACCATGATGATGCCATAGTACAAATGCCGGGCGTAGGGCGTTTTCCAGACAAGGTGTCCTTTTTCCAGATCACTGTTGGTCAGACTGCTGTTGATCAGTCCGGATTGATCCTTCGGGCAGTACACGTTGCAATCCTTCAGCGCCTGCTGGGACATGGCATGGGTAGCTGCTTCGTTGGCTTTTTCCGCCTTCGCCAGAATCGTGGACACATTGATGTTGATCTCTGCCATCAGCTCAGCCCCAATTCATAATGATGCAGCCGGGCATCGTCATACACCGGCTCTACCGTCTCAATACGGTACACAGCGCCGGCAAAGGTGATCCGCTGTCCCACAGTAAACTGCACGGATGCAGGACGGCTATTGCGGCAGTCAAAAAACAGGGCCGCTGCCAGGTTGATCTGCCGGTTGTCCTTGGTGGTCACGAGCCTTGTGGAAGGCTCTATGCGGACATGCTGCAAAACCGCAGCAGTTTGCAGGGCTTCGGACTGGAATGCAGTGACCGTTACGTCTGACAGCGTTGCAGTATGGATCAGCAGACGCTTTGGGATGGGTTTTACCACAGCATACACCCCCTGTACAGCAGACCGGTGGGGATCAGGTACTGGTATGCAAGACTGCAAAGCATGCTGCCCGCTGTGCTGCCGGATGCACCGGACTGATAGCTGAATTTTCCGATTGTAGCAGAAACGACACTCCCCGCATCTGCCATGCAGGAAACGCCGCCCTGTGCTTCAATATAGTCTGCCTGTGCGCAGACGGCCTTTTTCACGTTCTCTGCGACCATATCCGGCACAGTATGCACCGTATAGCCGCTCATGGTAATGGCAATGTTCACAGCGTCAGCAGCACGGCTGAGGAGGATCCGCAGTTCCTCCTCAGAGCCGTCAAAGCTGCCGTGCCAGTTGTCCTTGTAGTATGCCGGATCCACCATAGCTTACGCCTTGATGTCTGCCGCTGTCAGGGTCACATAGCCCACCTTGACACAGCCATTGCTGTTGAACTCTGCGACCTCAATCACGTCTCCTGCCTTACAGCCGCTTACCACCTTTGCGGTACCGGAGGTCAGCGCCGTGCCTGCATAGGCGGAAGAAGCCGTGCCGTATGCCACCCGAGATGCAGGATTCAGCTTGTACGCCAGGGTGTTGCTGTCGGATGCGGTAACGGTGATCTTGGTGTCGCCTGCAGCGGAAGTCCCTGCAGCAACGGTAACCGCTACGCTGCCGGGTGCGTATACAGCCCGGATGGCAACGCTGCGCAGCACCTTATGACCGTAGACCATACGTCCCTGTACGGCGGATGCGCCCACATACTTGCCGGAACCGCTCAGATCCTGAATGTGTACCGGCACGGAAAATTCCTCCGCACGGGTCGCAAATCTGGGATGCCCGGCAATCATGGCAAGGCCGGCAGTGTCATCGTTCCACTCGATCACGTTGAACCCGGCGATCTTGCCCACAACGCCGCTCTGCACCACTGCGTCGCCCAGGCTGGATGCCTTGATGAACTCATCGCAGGTCAGGATCATGGCGAAGGTGTCCGGGGTGACCAGCAGATACCGCTTGCCATCGTCCGGGATATTCTGCTTGGACATCTGGGTGCGGATATCCACAATGGCTGCGTAGATGTTTGCCTTGCTGAGTGCGCCCACCCCCACGCTGGTAGCACCGGCAAGCAGTACGGTTGCACCGTCCACATCCTCCTGCCGTGCCAGAGCATAGCCTGCGCTGTCCAGTCGGTCAGCCACCAGATTGTCCGGCACCGTCTGGGCGTCAAAGCCGTCAATGATCTCATTGACCGCCTTATCCTTGTTGATGGTGAATGTTTCATAAGTAGTGCTGCCGGTGCCGGCGGTGATGCCGTTCGCCTTGTCATAGTCGGACACCTGCACCTCTGTGTCCCGAACCGGGATCTTGACGGAGCCTGCCTTGGGGCTGCCCTCGTAATCCGTGTTGAATACCACGCCGTTCTTCAGCTTGTTCTCCTTGCGGATTTTCGCCAGGACCAGGGAAGAATAGCGCTCCTGCGCATTGTGTGCCATATCAGTTTACCTCCTGTTACTTGATTTTCAGATCTGGATTTTTTGCGTAGAATGCCGCTTCCACGCCGGAAAGATTGTCCGTACCGCCGCTGCTGGTGTGTACGCCTGTGGTCACGCCTGCGCCGAACTGAGGATACTTCTGCACGATGGATTCGATCGCCTGCTCTGCGGTGACGGAATCGGAGATCTTGGTGCGTGCCAGTGCGATCACGTCATCCAGTGCTTCGGGCGCAACGCCCTTGGACAATGCGGACAGCTTCAGCTCAGCGGCAGCAGCCTTTGCTTCTGCGGCAAGCCGTGCCTTTTCCGCCTTGCTGATGGCAGCGGCCTGCTTCTCTGCGTCCGACCTCTGGGATTCCTGCCACTTGCGGAATGCCGCCAGTTCCTCCGGGGTGGGTACGTCTGGCTTTGCGGCAGGCTCCTGTGCCTGTGCAGCGCCAGGGGCAGATGTGGGATCACCTCCGCCGGTATTCGCCCCGGCAGGCTCCGTTGTGGTGGGTTCGGTAGGCTCCTGTGCCTGTGTGGTGGGTTCTGCCATGGTTTTACCTCCGTTTAAAGCCCGTCGGCTATAAATTAGCGGCCGCAGTTTTACGCCTTAAGTCCGCCTTTGGGCATAAAAATAGCGCCTTGCACGAATGCAAAACGCTGTTTTTATTGGGGAAAAGAAAACCGCCTTTAAGCAAGGCGGTTTACGTTTTGTGTTTTTTTACTTTCAAGAAGTCTTTTCTTTGCCGTAGCTGCTTCTGCTTCAAGTCTGGAAATTTCAAGTTGTAGTTCTTCTTTCGTCATGTTTCGAATGTCATCTGGGATAATCACCCTGTCATCAATGAAATACTTTTTTTCATTCATGATCAAACACCTCCTGCACTTTTATATCAAAGTTTTGCGAAAGCTTTTCAAGCGCTTTTAGCTGAGCATCAAATTCATCGTATCCATCCTTTAAAAACCGCTCGATATAGGCACTGTATATACGTTCGTTAATTATCTCGTTTGACGAATATGAAAACAAACGACCATCATGACAAGCAACAAACCCCATTTTGTACTGGTTCCTACAACAAGAGTTCAAGTCGGAAATACTAGGCGGCATGCTACTGGGGTGCGTGTGAATTGTAATAATATCACTGCGTCCGGAAATTGCCCGCTTAATTTTCTCGGTATAGACGATAGCTCTCTCATCCGTGCTATCAGTAATGGACAATAAGACATTACCGCTTTTACTGTCTAGCCAGTACATATCCTCGTAAACGGTTCCACTGCGATGCTTTAACGCTTCTTTCGAGCAGTTGTAAAGCGATTTGTTGACATCCGGATTATCAGTTGCATTATTAAACTTTCTGCGATATTCCCCACCATCGATATACGTCTTGTTGACAAGGGTGGATTTATTTCTTCCATATCGCTGATATTCAAGAGACATATTACCACTCCTCGTCTTTATTATACCACTTCCGCCGGTTTTGTCAACATCCAAGCCATTCAACTTCCGGATCCGTTCCGTCTGATCCGGCGGCACATACCCGGCAACGGATTTCTTGTAATCCGCCACAGCCGTCCGATCCGGCTTATACCGCAGACCGTTGTCGCCGCAGAACTGCCGCAGCGCATCCTGCCGCTGTTTCAGCAGCTGCTGTGCCTGCCTGGCTCCCTCCGGATCTCCGGCAGTCTCCAGCATCATGCACTCCCGCTTGGATTTGCGCACCCGGCGCTCCAGTTCCCGCTGCTGTTGAGATTTCTTGTACGCTTCGGCGTTTTCCTCCTCCGGTTCCGGGAAGTATGTCTGATAGGACACCCCGGGCGTAAACGGATAAATCTGATGCCCGCAATTGATCCCCAGAATCCCGTCCGGCTCTCCGTAGGAGCTTTCTGACCAGGCATAGTAGCGGATCTTCCTGCCGTGCAGATCGGTGGTGTATCCGCCGCCGCCGGAGCGGTTGAAGATCTTGCCCTGATCCTTCGCGCATTTTGGGCGGGCGCCGCTATGGCTGCTCACCTCCACCAGATTCAGACCGTAGTCATCCATGCGGTCAAACTGCGCCTGCTGGGCAGTGTTCGCCGCTGTGGTGCGGATTGCCATGTTCACGTATGCCTCCACTCCCTGCCACGCTTGTCCACAAATGCGGGGATCCCCTTGTCGGTCATTTCCTTGATGCACTGCCGCATTGCCGCCTGCCGGCTTTCTATGCCGGATACTGTCTTGCCCGCCGCCTTGTTCAGCACATTCAGAAACTCCTGCTTATCCGCCAGCTCTGCCGTGTCATTGATAGCCTTATGCGCTGCGTCCCTGGCCTTGTACCGCATGACGGTGTTCACCATGTTCATAGATTTTCTGGCCTGCCTGGCGTAGGCATTCAGTGCCCGTGCTATCGTGTCCTCAACCGGTGTGTCCGTGCCTTGCAGGATGCCGTCCAGCACCATTTGCCGGAATCCCGGCTCCAGATCCTCCAGGGCGCTGAGTACACCGGCTTGCAGGGTGTCCTGCAGCATCCGGGGTACGTTCTTCACATACTGGGTGATCGTCCGCAGGTTTTTACGATCCAGTGCTCCCAGCTGCGCAAGCATCTGTATCTTCCACTGAGCAGAGGGCATGTCCGCCTGTTCTGCGGTCAGAAAGGCTGCAATATTCGCAAGCAGATCCGTCTCCAGTCCCGTATACAGATCAGACAGTCCCCGGCTCAGCTGCATCAGTTCAAGCCTGGTCATCCTCACCACCGCCCATCAGATCATCCACAGACAGCCCGGATACCGACTGCTCGGATGCGATCCGCTCAAGCTCCTGCCGGGCTGTATCCTCATCGCACTTGAGCACCTCCATAATGGCGGATACCTTGGATTTCAAGCCGGCCTGTACCAGCTTGATGTTGTTGTCGATCAGCGTATTGTCATCGATCACAACATTGTCCTGCCAGCCAACAGTGACTATCTATGCCCTCCTGGGGAGCTGATGCAGCCATACCCCCAGCGCCACAATGGCGTGGATCACGTCCTCCAGCATCTCCGTCAGCATATTTTTGTTGCACTTGATGGTGCGTGCCGTTTTACTGTCCTGGGAAATGACCTCCGTTGCGGTTGCCCCCTTCCCGGTAAAATAGACACGAAAAAGCACACAAAAGTCGAATGAATCACCGGATTGCTCCGGTATGCTCATGCGACATTTTGCCGATTCAACTGTCGGGCATACTCCATCGGGGATAACCAGTCAATGGAAGAATGAGGACGCACTGGATTGTAAAAGCCCTCAATGTATCGAAAAATTGAATTTTGCGCCTGCCGACGGGTTGCGTAGCTGGTCAGATATAC